ATATTACATAACGACCAAGATTACCAAGACATACTACGAGCAATAGTGCTTGCAGAAAAACTGCACCAGCAAAGTGCCATAGAAGAACTGAAACAGCGGCTGGAACAAAGAAAACAGCACCTGTTAAATTGGCATAAATAAATATATGAAAACAGAAGAGAAAAACTCACGCCCCGGGCCAAAACCCAAGACGCTGAAAACCGGCACAATCAAAGGCTTTGAAGTTGGCAGAGGTGATAACAAACACGTGGTACCACCTGATCAGGTCTATGAATTAGCCGCCATTGGATGCACTGACAAAGAAATTGCGGCGTTTTTCTCAATCAAAGAAGACACGCTGCGATACAACTTTGCGGAATATTTGCAAAAAGGTCGTGAATTTGTAAAAACCAGATTGCGAAGAAATTTATTTCGTGCTGCTGACAATCTTACGCCAGCCGTGTTAATTTTTTTAAGCAAGAACATACTGGGCATGAGCGACACGCCCAGAGACACTGAAAACACACAGCCACTACCATGGCAAGAAAGCATAGACGAGGACGTTACAGATGATAAGTGAATACAGAAATGGTGACAAGCACGCATGGGTCACAAAAAACCTAACCAAGCAGTGCTACATGATCAGAACCAACACGGGAGAAGTGTTTAAGGCACCCACCCTGGACCGTGCAGAAGCAGTGGCTGAAGACTGGGTATTGGAGAACTGGGTTGACTCAGGTGAAATTCAAGCACAACAGCCAGGAGCCGGGGATGAATCAGGGAATTGAACTGTGGCACACCGCGGTGCGTCGCCAATTGGCCATCCTGGCGGAATCACCAGAAATACCCAGAAACTCAAGGGCACTGTGGAGCCTGCTGAACACCTGGACCAACTCAGAATGGCAATCAGTGATGGAGGCTGTGATAACACTGTGGCAACAGCACCCTGAACTGTTCACACAACATCAGATCACAGCCATGCAGAAGTGTGCACAGGCCCTATCAGCCAATCGCCATCCCAGAATACTTGACACACGCGAATACAAACCCTATGCATGGCGCATGATGATGACCCTGAGAGAAATATGGCTCAGAGCACAAGAGGAGGAGTACCCAGCATGAAGTACGCCACACTGAAACCACGCAGTCGCCCACAGCAATGGTGCACGGGCACTGACCCACAGCGACGTGACAACTACTATGCATACTTGAAGCACAGGGCACAGGCACGCTACAGAAAAGAACCATATGGACTCACATTCTCAGACTGGGAGCAATTATGGACACCTGAACTGCAGGCACAGCGTGGCACAACTTCAGAATCTCTGTGTTTGCGCATGCTGGATCCAGATATGGGTGAATTAGATGAAACTGATTGGCCCTTGCAAGAACTACGAAGGCCATCTGGATCCGGATGGTTATGGGAAACTCAGCGTGAAGCAAAACGGTAAATGGATAGCCAAGAGAGCACATCGTTGGGCACTTGAAAGCATGGGAATTGCAATTCCTGCAGGAATGGTAGTAATGCATCTTTGTGATAACCCCAGTTGCGTGAATGTTGATCATTTAAAGATTGGTACCATTCAAGAAAATAATGCAGACAAATTGCGCAAAAAGCGACACAGTTACGGTGAAAGTCATCCTGAAACACAGTTAACTGAAACAGACGTGCAATATATACGAAAGTTTTATAAACGTGGGTATAAGAATAAAATCAGATCCAACGCAAAAGATCTTGCTGAAAAGTTTAACCTCACTGAAGAAAGCATTAGAAATATAGCAAACAGAAAGACTTGGAAACACATATGAAATTAAGCAAACCCCAATGGGAAATTGCACACGATCCTAGGAGGTTCAAGGTCGCAATATGCGGCCGTCGCCCCCCCGGGGGGGATATATTCGCTTTGGAAAAACCTATCTGGCCATAAGACAGATGTGCCACTACGCCGCAACACCACATCAGAACGTGTGGTACATTACCTCCTCCTATCGCAGTGCCAAGATGATTGTGTGGAAGCCACTCAAAGCACGCCTGCAAGATTTGCGCTGGGTGCACAAGATCAATGAATCAGAACTCTCAATTGAATTAAAGAATCACTCAACCATATCACTGAAAGGTGCTGAAAACTATGACAGCCTCAGAGGCAGTTCAATATCCTACGTGGTGCTGGATGAAGTATCAGAAATACCACCGGAAGCATGGCAGGAAGTGTTGAGACCGGCCCTGGCGGATCAACGGGGAGGTGCACTGTTCATAGGCACGCCCAAAAGCCAAAGCAACTGGAGTTATGACCTATACCTACAGGAAAGATCAAACCCGGATTGGCGCAGTTGGCAGTTCACCACGCTGGATGGTGGCAGGGTCACGGCAGAAGAAGTAGAATCAGCACGTGCTGACATGGATTTGGACCACAACGTGCAGGTTTTATCCAATCCGGATTTGAGAGAAATACACGTGGGCGGAGACTTCAACGTCAGCCCAATCCCAGCCTGCATAATGGTGCGGGATCAAAACTCAGTGTGGATTATAGATGAGATACACATGCACAATTCAAACACCACTGAACTGGCACAGGAGTTAATTAGCAGATATCCACGCAGTCGCATCACGTTCTACCCAGATCCAGCGGGTTCAGCCAGAAAAACATCAGCCAACGGACAAACTGATCACACTATTTTAGCAAATCATGGCTTTCGTGTCAAGGCCCCCAGAAAGCATGACCTGGTGAGAGACAGAATAAATGCCACCAATGCGAGAATCTGTGATGCAAATGGAGATCGTCATCTGTTCGTGGATCCTGGTTGTAAACACACCATTGAAAGCCTGTTGAAGTATTCATACCGTGAAGGCACACAAACACCCAACAAGGACACGGGCCTGGATCACCAATTTGATGCGCTTTCATACGCCATAGCCTATCAATTCCCCATACAACGTCACAGAGAACACAGCAATCCACAGCGTTGGGGACCCAGAACACTGTGATGCATAAATAACTGCACTGAGAGAAACCATATGGACCAAATTCAAACACTAAGTGAAGAAACAGCATCAATCCTGGCAGGCAATGAAACCTACACAGCCTACAGAAGCCAATGGAGATACCTGTTGGAAAGTTACATAGGTGGTGAAGAATATCGCAATGCGGGCCACCTAACCAGATACCAATTGGAGCAGGACGCAGAGTATCGCAGCAGACTGGCACAGACACCCTTGGACAACCACTGCCAATCAGTGATATCAGTGTACAACTCATTTCTGTTTCGCACGGAACCCCAGCGTGAACTCACTGGCATAGACGGGTTTACAGAAACAGAGCAGTTCCAAGCGGACACTGACCTGGATGGTCGCCAACTTGACAGTTTCATGAAAGACGTGGCCACCTGGGCCTCAGTGTTTGGACACGCATGGGTGTTGGTGGTAAAGCCAAACACCGGCGCAGTCACGCTGGCTGAAGAGCGTGAAATGGGCGCTAGACCCTACGCAATATACCTCACACCACTGGCGGTGTTGGATTGGTACTATGAAAGGGATATCACGGGCAGATACCAACTGAGTTACTTCAAGTACCTGGAAGAGTCAACCGGATCAGTGAATGTGGTCAAGGAATGGCAGCGTGATTCAGTAACAACCACCGTGGTAGACAGGGAAAATGATCGTGTAACACAGCGGTACACAGAAACAAATTATCTGGGCAAAATACCCGCGGTGTGCGCGTACAATCGCAAAGGCGTTCAGAGAGGCATTGGAGTTTCAGACATAGCGGACATCGCTGACAAACAGAAATTCATATACAATGCCACTTCAGAGATCATGCAGAGCATACAGATGGACACGCATCCTTCACTGGTTGCAACACCTGAAACCAACGTGGGCACCGGGTCAGGCGCACTGATCCACATACCAGAAAACTGTGATCCTGGACTGACACCATATCTGTTGGAGTACTCAGGCGCCGGCGTTGACAAGATACTGGCCAGCATACAGCAGGAGATTGCCGCCATAGACAAAATGGCCAACACGGGTGCTGTTAGAGCCACAGAAAGCAGAACAATGAGCGGTGTGGCCATGCAAACAGAGTTTCAACTGTTGAATGCACGACTGGCAGAAAAAGCATCAAATCTAGAACTGGCAGAAGAACAGATATGGAGACTGTTTTCAGAATACCTAGGTGTTGAGTACACGGGCAGAATCTCATATCCAGGCAGTTTCAACATCACTGATCAGGCTGACAGCATAGCACAATTGAAGACAGCCGCAGAAATTGCGGGTGATGATCCGGAGTTGAGAACACAAATACTTGAAGAATTGGCTCGTGTGCTAGACATTGAACCGCAAATGCGGGGTGAAACAGCCACAGCACCAGCGGAAGGCTTTGTGCCACACATCATG